TGGGGGCTACGCGTATATAACAGAATTTTTACATACGTTTAAAATACCTGATGATTACAACCCAACAACTCATTGTAACCGCGCACCCAAAACCAGTTCTACTGACGACGCGTTCTATGAAAGCGCCACCGCGATTGAGCAAGAAATCATCGAAGCCGTGGAGCAGGGTGCCGTGGGGTTCCGCGGGGGGTGGATATCTTCAACCTACCTCAACGACTTACTCGTTGACCATCGCGCAGACCGCCGCTGGCCGCACAACCGCCGCCGTGATCTATTGCATGGCCTAGGTTACATCTGGCATCCCGGTTTAAGCGAGGGCCGTGTTAACAACGTAATTATGCCCGACGGCAAAAAACCTCGGCTATTTATCAAACGGGAGCACCCCGACGCTCAACTACAAAAATGCTCGGATATTGCCCATGCCTACTCGCGGGCTCAAGAAATCCATAATAATTAAGTTGACAGGCAAACTAAATTACGCTATAGTTAATCTGTAAGTTAACATTAATAAGGAGTAATAAAATGCAAATTTTTAACGTACTATCTCCGCGTGATCGTCAGTTGTATTTAAAAATGGAGCAACATGTTAAGCGCAGGTTTCCGGAGAATTATAAAATAGCTATTAAGTCGTTGGGTGTTCCTGATCTTTACACGACGCCTGCCGCGAAAGTCACGCGGGGGCATTTTCGGCAGCTATTGATGTTTTATTTAGCGGAAAATGCTATTCAGCCGTTTGTTGAGTTAAATCAAATTTATCGAAGCAGGGAGGTGGCTCGTGAATACCTCGTTTAAAAGCACCCCGAAATATAAAGAAGGCCAACACGTCTTGTACAAACGTCAGCTAGCGAAAATTGTTTACGTTTCCCTTGCCGGCCTGTACGATTTAGAAATATGCGTCCCTTGGCCGAAAGTTGTAACCGGCGTCTCTGAAAACGAAATTTCAGCGAAAAATTAAAATTACGGGGGGTGCTGATAATAGCCCCCCTTTTTTATGGAGAAAGATATGCTTAATAAAGTACTGAAAGATGTTCATGACAACCACATTTTGCTTTTGCAGGACGCTACTTTAGTTCCGTCTATTACGGATTTTGAAGGGGTATTCGGTCAAACTTTCCTTGCACGTGGCGTAATGACAGATCGTCGTCGCTGTTTGGTTTATTGGTTTGTTCCGGAAGGCGAAAAATTTGATTATCATAAACATTTCAACCATGTTTCAATACAGGACGTATTTCTACCGGCTTTTACCTTAGTAGTTAGAAATTCGCTAATTTTCCCACTTCAAGCCGAAAACGAAACGGACGCGCGGGAAGCCGCTAAAAAAATTCTATCTGACGCAAACCGCGCTGATAGAAGTCGACAATTTCAAATAGACGAGTGTAAAATTAGAATTCTGGATTTTAATAAATTGAAATTTAAAGAAGTGGACTTATAAAAAAGCCCCGCGTTAAGCAGGGCTTTGCACATCAATATCTTAACAGGAGTATTACTATGCCCTCTAATGCTATCACGCGTTTTGTTCCCGCACAAGAATTTATTTCAACTTTGCAAGCCATTGAGATACTCTATGCTTTACATGGTATTCGGTATACCAGAACTCACGTTGGAAGATTGTGTACTCAGTGTCTTTTAGAAGCCTTTAAAGTTGGAGAATATCAATTTTGGATCATTCACAAACCGAGCGTTTACTCGTTTAAACCTGCGCGCCGGGGGCCTAAAGGCCCCAGACAACCCCGTTAATTTTTATTACTAAATCAGGTGCTAGTTTTCGCATCCGGTCTACGATTATTTGGCAGTAGGCCGGAGTTATTTCAATTCCAAAGCATCGCCGTCCTAATTGATGGGCTGCAACCATCGTAGTGCCAGACCCTAAAAACGGGTCATATACGTTACCCGTGTGATTTCTAATTGCGTTCGCCATGCATTCTACGGGTTTCTGCGTACTGTGACCTGTTTCTGATTTTTGAGGTTTATCTATTTCCCACACGGTGCTTTGATCGCGCGCGCCCGCCCAATTCGATGTATGCCCTTTTTTAACGGCGTACCAACACGGCTCGTGTTTCCAATGATAATCCCCTCGACTAATTGCAAAATTGTTTTTAACCCATATGATCTGAGAGCGTAATTCAAAGTCGTTATCTTCAAGGCTACGCGCTACAATATGCGTGTATTTCCCTGCGTGGTAAACGTACGCAACTTTAGCCGGGCTCAAAGACCAGGCGTTCGACCAGTCTGAAATATCATCGTTAGCGACTTTACCTACCGCTCGCCCGCCCGTACCCCTTTCTTCGCGCCAGCCAGCATCATACTTCACACCGTAGGGAGGGTCTGTAACCATAAGCTCGGGGGTTGCGCCCCCTAGTAACAGGTCTACGTGTTCTACACGAGTGCTATCCCCGCATACTAATCGATGTGGGCCTATTTCTATTAAGTCGCCTAATTGAATACTAGTTTCGATGGTGCTTGCGTCGTTTGGCTCTACCTCAGAAACGCCCTCCTTCAGTGGAGGTAAATCCAGGCCCCATTCTTCTAATTGATCTATGTCCCAATCGTTTTTCAGTTCGTCAAAATCCCACTCTCCGTAACCTAGATTATCCTTGATAATGAACTCTCGCTGTTGCTCTTCGCTCAAATTGTCAGCGTAAATAATAGGCACTTCAGTTAGCCCGGCTTCAATACAAGCCTTCAAACGCATATTTCCGCCCAGAACAATTCGCTCAGAATTAACTACAATCGGTCGAATATTTAACATCCACGGCGATTTTTTAATGCTATTTACAAGTAAATTAAACTTTGCGTCTTTAATAAAACGAGGGTTTTCAGGGTTAGGCTTCACTTTATTTATTGCAATCAGATCAAATTTCATACAATTTACCTCAGTTAAAAACCCAGTGTAGCCTGGGGATAAATGTGCCGTCAATCAACGGAGTTTTTGTCATTCGGGTTTCGTCGTCCGTCCATTAACCCCGTCATCCGTTACGGAAAGTCGGAAATACCCCTGACAAAGTTTGGAAACGGCTCCGTCTGTATAAAACACCAACAAATACCCCGGACTTACCCTCGATTTACCCCGTACTCGTGGGTAGCGCAACTCCTTGATTTAAAACAGAAAAACGGCGATTTACCCCAGTACCCCGTAGAATTCCGAGTCGCTACCTCCATATGCATACCCTATGCGCGTGTAAGAATATACGACGAATACATGGTATATTCTTACACGCGTATTATTTTTATATACACACTGACATACCATTGTACGGGGTATTTTAGGGTGTATGGGTAATAATAGTATATAAATCAAAGGGTTACACTACCCACCCCGTACGATACCCCGGACATACCCCGGACCAAAAAATAGGGGGGTCCGGGGTATGACTAATTTTTGTACAGATCGCGCTTTACAAAATAAATTTAGGCGTGATACGATTTGACGATGAAAAAAAACCTAACTACAAAGCAAGAGCGTTTCTGTGTGCTATACGCCTCTGGCAAAACGAGCATTGAATCGTACCGCGAGGTTTATGGCGCTACTTCAAGCCACTCGTTGCTGCAAAAACGCGCATATGCAATCACCAAGGTCCCCGAGGTCGCGGCCCGGGTTCGTGAATTACAAGAACGGTTCATCGAAGAAGCCGGGGTGACGGCGCGTGACGTCATTTTGCAGTGGGTTAAAATCGCACGTGCTGACCCGAACGACATCGTACAAGTGCGGCGTATCGCGTGTCCGAATTGCTACGGGTCAGATGCCAAATACGGACAACCCCCGAACGAAAATTGTTTCCGCTGCGGGGGCGAGGGCGTTAACCAAATTTACATTGCTGATACGCGAAAACTAGAGGGGTCTGCAAAATTACTATATGCGGGCGCGAAGAAAACCCGGCACTCCATCGAAATCAAGTTGCGTGATCAAGACGCGGCGTTAAATAATTTAGCGAGGTACCTCGGATTATTTGAAGAAGGCGCTGTGGCTAAAATTGATAAGCCGGCTGCAGAAGCTGTGCCTCTTGCTAGCGATAGAACCCAGGACCCCATCGAAGCATCTCGTGTATATCAACGTTTAATGGGGTAAATAGTGCCTATACCGTTCGATTTTGATTTTAAACGACCCGATTACCTCAAGGTTTTTGATTGGCGTTTAGAGCGCTTAAATCGCATTAGACGCGATCCTGAAATGCTGGTTGACTTAAAAGCGTACTACCGAGAGGACATTGCGCAATTCATTATTGACTGGGGTTCGACTTCTGACCCGCGAAACGCTGAGCGTAACCTACCTACAGTTATCCCTTTTTTACTATTTAAGCGACAAGAAGAGTGGATAAAGTGGGTTATCGGTTGCTGGCGTAATCAACGCGCCGCGCTGACAGATAAATCCCGAGAAATGGGCGTAAGCTGGTTAAGCGTAGCTCTCGCTAGTTCCATGGCCGTTTTAATGGATCGCGTGGAAATTGGTTTTGGATCACGTAAAGAGGAATACGTCGACAAACGCGGTGACCCTAAGTCAATTTTATACAAATCCCGTCAATACATTTCGCTACTCCCAGTGGAATTTCGCGCGGGTTTTGATGCGCGTAAAAATTCCCCGCACATGCGAATATTAATTCCCGATACCGGAAGTGTAATCAGCGGCGAGGCGGGCAATAATATTGGGCGCGGGGATAGAAAATCCATCTATTTTTTAGACGAGGCCGCGCATATTTTGCAGCCGGAAGAAGTTGAAAAATCGTTAGCGTCCACGACCAACTGCCCCGTTTACATTAGCACCCCGAATGGTATGAATAACCCGTTCGCTAGGAAGCGACACGGGGGCAAAATTGAAGTTTTCACAATGCACTGGAGGGAAGACCCGCGTAAAGACGATGCGTGGTATAAACGCGCCTGTGAGCGTATAGACGACCCCGTAGTTATCGCGCAAGAGTTGGACTTAGACTACAACGCTTCGGTTGAGGGCGTGGTTATTCCGTCGGCCTGGGTGCAAGCGGCGGTGGACGCGCATATCGCATTGTGCATTGAACCTACAGGAATTAGACGACTGGGGCTAGACGTAGCAGACGAGGGTAGCGATAAAAACGGCGCGGTTGGCCGTCATGGTATTTTGATAGAGCTGGTGGACCTATGGTCCGGGGTAGATTCAGATATTTACCGGACCGTAATGCGCGCGTTTGAAATATGCGATGCCGAGGGCTACCACAATGTCCGATATGACGCTGACGGCCTAGGCGCAGGAGTACGAGGTGACGCGCGTGTAGAAAACCAGCGGCGTAAGGTCCGTTCGATTAAAGAGATTTCGTTTACCGCCCACAGGGGCAGCGCAGCGGTAGTTAACCCAACAGAGGAGGTCTTTGAACGTGACTTAAACGACAGCGTTAAAGGTCGAACTAACGAAGACTATTTTGAGA